CAGACGACTCAAGTCGCGGCACAGGCTGCTTACACCGCCGTTTTCAACCTGAACGCCGTGACAGCTGTGGCTACCACAACCACCCTGACCATTACGGGTGTGGTTGACGGGGCGCTCGCAGCCGGCACCAACAGTCTCGTCTTCACCAGCGACATCGACGATGTGGGCCATGTGGGCACAGCAGTTCCGTATTCGTATGGCACGGCGCGCCCGATCGGTGTCTGCACCCGGAACGTCTTCCAGTACATCGGCGGCGTGAGCATCATCGACAAGTCGCTCGCTGGCGGCGTCCTGTACCGTCTCGAAGGCCTGAACCCCATCGGCTTCCAGGTCATGAACTACATGCACGAGATGGGCACGGCCATCCAGACCCAGTACGTTCTGAAGGTGCCGTGGATCGGCGCCACACCGAACACACTGCAGCAGGATGCGACGGCAGACGGCATTCAGGGCTACGTGCAGGGCTACGGCCGCACCTTCGCCCACTTCACGGGTCTTCCCACCACCGGTGCTGGCGTGACCTTCTCGCCCTTCCAGGGTGACCAGGGCAACTACACGGTGTTCAACCCGGCAGTCAACTCTCCTGTCGACCTGGTCGGACGCGTGATCGGCGTCGTGAACATGATCAACAAGATCGGGTTCTCGAACCGCATCAAGACGCTGTGGGATCCGTCTCGCATGGTTGGCCCGATGACCGATCCGAATCCGGCGGCCATCATGATGGGCGGCTCGGCCACCGCGGGTCTGCCTTACGACCTGAACCTGACGACTGACGGCATCTACAAGGCCTCTCAGCTGCAGAAGACTCAGGCGCGCGCCGAGTACGGCACCTACGTCCTGGTTCGCGTGCTCCTGTAATCCAGGTGCACGCACATAACTAACAGTTGGTTGGAGATTCCATGCCGCAGATCGTAATTACCCAGGGCCAAGCGTATGTCAAGGGTGACGGTCTGCGGTGCATGGCCAAACGCTCCGATGGCACAGGCCGAGTCTGCGACAAGCTTGTGGTCAAGAAGAACCCCGCGGGTGAGATCGCCGGGGCATTCCAATGCCCCGATCGCCGGTGTCGCCAGCTTATCCAAGTCGAGACCAGACGCTAACTGCGGTCTCTGACTCACCCCTTTACAATCCGCCGGCCCACGTTGGACCAAACCGCCCTGAGGAGGGTATTTTCCACATGTCAAAGACCAAGGTCACTCCCGAACAATTCAAGGCAGAACTTGAACTGCAGGATCGGTTTGCGACAATCTTCCGCACGAACGGGTGGGACCCGGTCGCCGATAAGAATGTCGACATCAACGATGCCCTGGACATCCAGAACGCTGCCTTCATGATTCCGAAGGCGATGACGACAATCGTGCAAGAAGGCATCGAGCCGATGCTGATCGGCACGCATCTGCTTCAGAAGATCCAGTACAAGCCCGGCATGATGACCGTATTCCCGGCCGTCGAGCCTCTGCGTGCAGAGGAAACCGGCGACGGCATGGATCTGCCGATCTACAACATCAACATCGGCGGCGCGCAGTCCTTCGGCGTGACCGTCAAGCGTCACGGCCTTCGCCTGAAGATCGCCAAGCGGTTCGTCGAGGAATCGGCCTACCCATGGATCAACTTCTGGCTGCGTCTGGCCGGCAACGCTCTCGCGCGCCACAAGGAAGAGTACATCTTCGACTTCATCACGAAGCTCGGCACGTTGGTCTTCGACAACGATCCGAACTCCCGCTTGGCCAGCTCCACGTTGCAGCCGATCAAGGGTGTCACGACCGGCCGTAATTACAAGGGCGTGCTGAACGGCTCCATGACAGTGGACGACGTGTTCGACATGTACGCGGCTGTGTTGCTGAACGGCTTCGTTCCCGACACGCTTCTGGTCCACCCGATGGCGTGGTTGATGTGGGTCAAGGATCCTGTCCTTCGTGAGTTTGCCATCCAGGCAGGCGGCGGCAGCTTCTTCGCCAACTTCACCGGCAACCCCGCGGTGCTCGGCAACCCGTTCTACAACAACCAGGGACTCGGCATCGGCCAAGGCCAGACCGGGCAGTACAACAACGGTCAGCTTACTGGCGGCGAAGTGTCGCAGGCGACTTCCGGCAACTACCAGCGGATGACGTCGGCCCCGATCCTGCCGAACTACCTCGGCATTCCGTTCCGGATCCTGGTCAGCCCGTTCGTGAACTTTAATCCCGAGCAGCGCACGACCGACATCATGATGTTCAACAGCCGCAACCTTGGCGCCCTGATCGTGGCTGAAGAGCCGCATGTCAAGAGCTGGGAAGACGGCCAGTACAACATCCAGAACATGTCGATCGAAGAGACCTACGGCTTCGGCATCCTCAACGAGGGCCAGGCCATCGCGGTCGCCCGCAACGTGAAGATCCGCCCGAACGAGTTCGTGATGCCCGCCCGCACCGTGTACAACCTGTCGGATGCGGACAGCACCTACACCGATCTCGGCTCGGCCCCGATCTTCGATCCGGCCAACCCCTTGGTCGTCAACGCCTAACCAACAGTCAGTTCTGTGCAACCTTGGGGCGGCGGGAAAACCGCCGCCCTTCGTGTAGTAACCCTCAACCGCTCCTCAGCGAGACCCGATGTACACGAAATTCAATCGGCCTAAACACACCCACCGGCAGTATGTAACCAAGGAGGAATTCATGGCAGCAATCGACGATCTTAACGCAGCAGTTTCGGCTCTTCAGGCCGAAGACGTGCTTGTGCTGGCCGGGCTCGCCAGTCTTCAAGCCCAAGTCGCCACGCTCAACACCACCATCGCCAATTCGCCGAACGTGGACCCTGCGATTGAGACCGCCGCACAGGCAGTGCAGGCTGAGGTGGCCAAGTTCCAGGCCGCGCTCGCGCCTGCCGCACCCGCAACTCCCGCAGCCAGCTAACCAGATCCCAACTCTAGGCGGACGACCCAGTCTTCCGCCTGGGCAACCTTGAGACTTTGGTAGATCTCCGCCTTTAAAGACACTCGAAAGTGGAGATCCTATGTCCAGTCTGATCGTGATGCCCGGCAGCGAAGAGTTCAAGAAAACGCTGGCCGCGATAGCAAAGGCGCCCACCAGCCGCCGGAAGCTTGCAGAACCTGTCGACCTTGTCGGTCACACCTTGATGCTCAACACCGCCTTGGTGAAGACCTTCCAGTGTGGAGGCTTTGTCCTGGGCCCGAACCGGCCCATCGGTATTGTGGACGAGCAGTCCCAGCAGGCTCCAATCCGGAAGGCGCTGGAAGAGAAGAAGCTGATCGACGTCACCGGCAAGGACATGGCCACCAAGGGGTTCAAGGGAACCGGCGGCCAGACCTCAGCGATCACCGAGGAAGACACCGGCAAGAAGGTATTCGTCGGCCGCGATCGCCGCGGCAACCTCTACATCGCAACCCCCAGATCAAAGACTGAAGCCAAGCGGTTCGAGCGCGAGATCCGGACCACCGGCACGCTCAAGAGCGTTGACTTCGAAACCGAGACCACAGGCCTCGGCTTCATTACCGAAGAGGTAATCGAGTCCAGCGAACAGCCTGTCAAGACGCCCGCCAAGAAGTCCGCGAAGCCCACGAAGAAGGTTAAGAAGAATGTCCGCCCCCGTCGTACTTCAGGCAACGCCGTCCGATCAAGAAACTGATGTCGTCCTTGGTCAGGCGATCATCGTCGCCTTTGACCAGGCGATCAACACCTCGACGCTCAACGACAGCACCTTCTCGTTGACGTTTCCTGCTCCGACTCAAGTTCTCACCTCCGGCCAGCTTGTTGCTGGGGAGGCTGCTCCTTCGACGGTCAATGTAGAAGGAGTCTGGTCGTTTGCAGATGACACCCTGGGTCGCACGATTGCGACCTTCACGCCCAACAGGCACTTTCAGGAGAACACACTCTATACGGCAATGCTGCTGGGCGCTGATGCGTCCCTCTCGACCGAAGACGTGATGAACCCCGCCGGCGAATCGATGAATGTCAGCTACCAGTGGACATTCACCACCGGCATTTTGAACCTGCTGACACCTCCACCTGTTTCTCCTCTTCTGGATGCATTTCCAG